TTGGTGACCCCAAGGGGACTCGAACCCCTGTTGCCGGCGTGAGAGGCCAAAAAACAGCATGCTCCCCCGTTCTATATTGCTGTTTTTCTTATATTTATTAACCTTACCTTTCCCTCTCAATCCTTAATTTTTTCCAGAAAAGTCCTTTAAGAGTCCTTCGGTTTATTGTATTTCAATCTTGCCATCTGTGTATTTTCCATCTTTTGGAAACCCCGTATTCGAGAATATTCGTACTCCTTTCTCATTATTCCAGCTGTAAACTGCCCCTTTAAATTGCTTGGGTTCTGCTAGTTTTATTTCATTGGTTTCGGCGGCAATTGTTTCCTTTTTTATTATCTCCATTCTTTTTTCAAGGAACTTCCGATTTGCCTCTTCAGCTTCGATTTTTAAATGATTTTCTTCCTTATTATGCGCGGTTTTTGGTGGGTTTATTTTCATTTGGATTTCGTTTCTTACTTGTTGAAGCCCTTCCCACATCGATATATTTTTTACAAAATTGAAATATGCCCAAATTGGCAAATCAATCATTGCACATATAAGAAGAACTCTCCATGTGATCCCCCACGCCGGGCTCCCGGAATTCAGTATATACAATTGCCTCTTCCGCGTTGATGATATGTTACCATATTGTGTTGGTCTGTTTTCCCCCCTGGCCGCTCTTTTTTTTTCTGGAAAATTAGGATTTATGACTGTCATTTTTTTCTCCCTATTTTATCCCTTTTATTAGGTATATATTTTTGTTCAATATTATTGATTTCATTTGAAAGAAATCCTAGGCTACCTTCTTATTCAGCAAAATAGATTCACTATTTTCTTGCTCATCTCTTTTTCGTAACCATTTTTCGAAGTCAAAGAACGCTCTTATCATTTGATGCTGGAATAAAATTTTAAACTCAGCGTTTTTTTCTTTTTTCTCTTCATTCAGCCATTCATTCACTTCGATCAGTAACGGGTTCATTTTAACTCCCTCGTTACGTCTTTTCGGGCCTTCTCCTGTCATTATCCAATCTGTAGATAGATTATATTTCTGAGCAATTATAAATGCCCAACTTATAAGAAAATCATCTTTTGCCTTCTTTCTTGATACATATTGATGCGTAGTATCAACAAGTTCCGCTAATTGTGTGAATGTCGAAAGATTGGTTTCTTTCTTAACTCTTCCCCAAATATTTAAAAAATTATCTGTTTGCGTCATAAAGATTCATTTTTCCCTTGACTGCATCCTTTTGATGCTTTAATAATGAATCATGCATCAAAAAGATGCAATTTACTTTTACCTCTTTACCCGGTGCCTCTCATGGAAACTTTGCAACTCGACCTTGATCAAGAAAAAATCGTTTCTTTGAGATATTCCCTCGCCAAGCGCGTTCCTGACATGATGCGCGGTTTCATTATTAAGACCAACTACGGCGAAATTTATATTGATCCCGAATACGCCGAAGCCTTCCGCAATCTCGCCGCCGATGTTCTTCAGTATAAACTCAACAAACTGCGCACTTATTGAGGTTCACATGTCCCTTTACGATACCTTTATTATCCTCGGCCTTTTCCTCATCTTCATCGGATTTGGCCTGCTCGTCTATCTTCAATTTTTTCATCTCATCGCCAAATTCCATTTCAAGCTCATGCCACGCTTGGCTGAACAATACGCCAAGTGCAAGACAAACGTCATTTCCGAAGAATTGGGGCTTGAAAATGAATAATCCCGTCGTTCTCGATACCCCGATCCCGGAAAAATTCCCCATTGGTGAATTTGCCGTCATCATCTGCGAGCGTTGCAAGAAGCGCTATCAGCTGTCTCTCATTATTACCCACGGTCAAGCAGTTGAGCACCATTCCTGCCCCCGTTGTTTAAGTTTTATAACTGTCGTCAACACCGATGCCGTTGGCTTGGTCACACGTGGCCAGGCCAACGTCATCGGAACTTTCACCCTGTCACCAAACCTGAACCGCCCAAACCATCAACCATCTATCTAAGGCAATATCATGACAACTGAAAAAGCATCTGAGCAACGCGGCAATTACGGCTTATTCGCCAAAGGGATTTGTAACGGCTTTCGTCGGTATACCCGAAAGAATTCCGGCGAGGTTGTAACTCAACTCCTCGTTAACCTCCCCGGCTCCACTTCTTCACTGCAAGTCGAGGTTCCTAACGGCACCGATTTGACCGCTTTCAAGGATTTTGAACCGGTCGCTATCAAAATTATCCCTTCTTTTTACGAAGGTCGAATTGTTGGTTTTAGTTTGGCATGACTCCCGACGATGTTCAAGCACTCTTTGAGCATCTTCAAGAGTTACGTTCAATTGGCTACTGGTTGGCGACTCTTCTGGCAATCAATGCCGGTTTGATAACCGCCAATATTGTCGCCGCTACCGTGCAAATCAGGTTTGGCCGATGACCGCTTTCGATTTTATCACAATCTTTGGCTCTTCTTTCGGCGTCGGCCTCATTATTTGGATTTCAGCCCTTGGCCTGCATTTGGTTTCCAACCTGCTGAAATTCGTTGTCTGGCAATAACGGGATCGCGTTTTTTGCGTCCTCAAACCGTCAACCTTAACCAGGAGGCTATTATGCTTACTTCTGCAATGTTTACCTCGGCTGCTTCTGGTGTAACTGAAATGATGACCCTCGCCATTACCGGCGGCATGGGCATCTTCGGTTCCATCAAAGGCGTACAGGTAGGTCTGCAAATGTTTAGCCGTCTCATCTCGGGGCGCTAAGCATGGAGCTGCCAGTCATATCATATTTTGATATGGCCACGGCTGCGGCTGGTTGGCTGGCAATCTCTGTGGGGGCTGTTTTTGGTTTTGTCGCCTCATCCCTCGCAGCGATTGCCGCCTTTCGTACCTTTTCACGCATCCTCTCATCCAGGTGAGTCATGGCTGTAATTGAAATTTTCTGTGGTGCTATGGGCAATGGTAAATCAGCCATCGTCAATTCGATCGCTTTCAAATTCCTCCGTCGCGGGGGCGTCATCGGCTTGAATTATCCTCTCGTTGACGATTGGGCGATTAAGTATGCCTCTCGCGTTCTACCTCCGTATGCCTCCGACCAGGAGATTCTTGATACCGCTGTTGAATACTACAACCGGGCTTTCCGCTTTGGTTCCGTGCAATCTTGTTATGATTTCGGCGAAAAAGTTGCTCAACTCGCTACCGGCAAACAAGCAAAAACTCGTGAAGAATGGGGCTTGCAAGTTTTCGACGAAGCCAGCCTGTATTTCAATGCTCGCAATTATCAGCAATCACGAAATAATCAATTTATTGAATACTTCATCAATATCCGCAAACTGAAGATTCAAGCAATTTTCATGACGCACAATTCAGAAGACATAGACAAACAGATTCGCGGCAAGGTCGATCTTGTGACCTGGTGTCGAAATATGCAGAAACGTAAAATCTTAGGCTTCTCTCTCGGAATTTTTTACAAGAAGCCGTGCTTTAAGACTCAATCCATCGTCAACGGCGAAGGTACTTTTAAAGGCATGATGGAAGAAAAGTTTACCTATCGTCTCGATTTTAATACTTGCGATCTCTACGATTCTTTCAAACTCTTCAAAGATGATGCAATGGAAGAAGAATACGGCCTGGAACCTTTAGGTTTGCATCCACAGAGCTACTACAAAACCGCTTTTGATGAACTCAAAGAAAAATATCGAGCTATTACCAACTCTGCAATCATTCTTGATTACCACCAAACAATTCAACCAGGATATTGCTATGCGTAATTTATTTAATCCTGATGGCAAATTTACTTTAACTAATCGCGCCGCTTTCTTTTACGTCTTGATCATTTATCTGATCTTCTTTTGTTTCGATTTTTTCTTGGACAATGCCTACGGCGGACCTTTGCAGGCTCAAGGTGGTTTCCCTTCCATTCGCAGCACTGAATCACCGAAGCAGTATTCACCCGCAAAATCCTGCGGGGAATACCTGACGGTCTGTGAGAAATCTTGTGCCAACCGCGAGGGTCTTTACCGCTTTTCTTGTTTTGGCCAGGACTTCAACCCTGGATCGGGACATTACCGCTGCCAATGCGGGGATGAGGCGTTTGTTCCGCAAATTGTCAATTCTGATCGTTCACCCTTGCCATTGGTTGAAAGAAAGGATTGATCAAATGAAAATATATCAAACAATCAATCTACTTGTTTTTATTCTGTTATTACCTCGTCTTGTTTTCGCTCTTGGCTGTACCGATAACTATTTGTATCCAAACACATGCACTATTATTCACGTCTCTGTAAATACAGTAGGTCAAGCAACCGACTTTTATTCAAAAGTTTTTGAAAGTGTTGATTGTGGAAGAATTACAGTCAATACTAAAGGCTCTAATAATTCAATTAACCGTCCAGCTACACGGTATTATTTCAATATATACAGGTGGACAGGAACAAACTGGACAATTCAAAGTCAAAATTATTGGTATGTTCAAGATGTTGATCAGGCTTCGGCTTTTGCTATGTTAGGTGATAAATACTATTTAGACACATACGCAAATAATCCTAATGTTGTTTATCCTGATGGATTGCCTAATTGTGGAGGACCTTCTTGTAATACGAAAACCGGAGAAAAAAACTATAAATTAGAAGTTCATGATTCTGGTTCACCCCCATCAACCGATACTTTGTCTTGTTATGAAGATTGTGAAACTACACCTAAATCTCTTTGGACTGATTGCATAGATGATTCTTGCGTAACATCAATGGAATACACTTTTACCGGACAAATATGCAATGGACAATCCTCAATTGATGGTGTTGGCCCGACTCCCCCTGAACGCTGCACCACCCAATTAGAACAAAAAATTGCTGAATGTGGCGGCTCTCTTAATGTTCAATACTTCGATTTTGAGAACTGTACCGGCACCTGTGTTCCTGATCCCTGCCATGATAAATGGCTAGCACTTGTTGATAAATGCGGCGGCATTATGGCGGTCAGCAATTGGAACTCTGAAACTTGTGAAGGTATTTGCGCAAGTGATCCTCTTGCAAATACAGATATTCTTCAATTACCTCGTCCACCTGATGAAATAGCAACTACTACAAAAAAAAATCCTGATGGTTCTAAAGAGGTTACGCAGACAGTTACAAATAATATTACTGACGGAAGTACTCAGACCATTACAACGACCACTTATTATGATTCAAATAATGTGCAAATCGGCGAATCCACAACTACTACTTCAACCCGCAGCGGTGGCGGTGGCGATTCTTCTGATGAAGAGGGAGAGGAACCTAATTATCCCGTTCCTGATTCTTGGTACGAACCAACGTATAATATCTCTGATGGTTTGATTAATGCAATTAACTATCAAGACGTGCTTAATGCTGTTGGATCGTTTCAGGATACAATCGTTTTTCAAATCCCTAATTTGCTCATTGATACTTTAAAATTAGTTTCCGGAAGTAGCTGTTCTTATCCTCCGGCAATTTCCATTGATCTGTTCGGCAAATTTAGTTCAAAAAATGTTTCAATTGATCTTTCACAAGTCGATACAATTGTTGATATTATGAAATTTTTCTTTGCTATTCTTATAGTTATAGGTACCTGCCGTCTTGTAATGCAAATTTTTGAATAAGAATTTTAATTATGAATAATATTATTGAAATTATTTTATCTTTTTTCAAGACATTTTTTAATACTTTATTAAACCTTTTGTATGATATTTTTGTTTTAATTTTAAATGCAATTTTATTTCTTGTTACACATTTAATTGAATTTCTTGCTTCATTAATGCCTTCTTTAGAAATTGGTGTTGATTTAATTCATAGGTTTCCTACTCCACATCAAGCAATTTGTTTTCTTAATTGGATTTTTCCTGTTGATGTGCTGGTTGTTTGTATGACTTTTTATGCTGGAATTTATACGTCAGTCTTTCTTATTAAACCATTACTCATTTTTTTAAAACTAATTAAATAAATAGGTGAAATCATGTCTGCTTACAATTTAGGTTTTTTATTTCTCATCCCGTTCGTTGTTTTTGTAATTGCTCCAAAATTACCGCCTTTGTATCGAAAACTTCAGACGTATTTTCATAAGCGCTGATTTTTTATCTCCTTAGCAAGTAACGGTTGATCAGAAAGAGGAACGCAATGGGCGGACGTGGACGCGAACAACAACAAAAAGACCGTTGGGATTGGGTTTCTGAACTTTCTGACTCTCGTCTTGAACGGTATGGCAAAATGTCGAGTCACAAAGACGCTGCCGATATGCAGAAAGGGGCGCTCAATTGGGCATGTGCCAAGGAATATGAACGCCGCAAAGGAGCTGCACCGGAATGGAAAAAATAGCCTACCGCTACAAGATGGAACTTCCACCGATTGAAAATCCTTCTTCTTTCCTTATTCGCTGCCCGCTCGATGGGGCTGATTGGGAAAAACTGTCCTGGTCCCGCTTCGGCTCTGGTGGGGTTTCCTCAGCTCGTCATTGTTTCGTCGATGATTGGCGGCTTGAACACCTTTGGCGTCGTCACGGCCAAGGATTAGCCAAGGCTATTTGTATTGGCATTATGACGGCTCCGGACTTCACCATTGAAACTGATTTTCCGATTGAATTGGCCATTTATCAGGTCTACCGCGCCAATCTTCTTGCTCATTATTGGATGTTGAACGGCGTGATTACCGTTCCCGTCCTTCAATGGGGCAATCCCTCAACTTTTCACCTTTCTCGAAACTATATCGGTCCCGGTTCTGTTGTTGCTGTTCGCGGTCCAGGCAAGGGCAAAAAAGAACTTGCCAATTGGATTTCCGGCGCGGAGTACATGCAGGCTTTTTTAAGTCCTTCCCTTGTTCTTCATTTTGGCCGGAAGGTTCCTAATGTCTGGAAAAATACTCTTTTTTTTCCTCTTCGCAATTCAAGGTAACGAAATGAAAAGATATCTTTTTCACTTTCTAACGCTTTTGGATATTTGGATTTTATGCCTCGTTCTAAGTAAGCTTCCTTATAATTATTTATGGGCGATTATTCCTATTGTTTTCACTTTTTTTTATTCGGTTTGTTTTAAGTTCGAATTATTAGTCAATGGTAAATCCAATGAAAACACTAAATAATTTCCTTTTCTTTGCCTATTCGAAAATCTCATTAAAAACGGGGATTATATGAATTTTGAAAAACTTCAGGTCAATTCTACGTCACGAGGTTAAGCGATTATGCAAAAAGAACAGTGCACCCCCACAGTACAACAGGAAATTGTCATTACTAACGAACAGCTCCGTGTCATGTTTCCGGCACTTTATAAATGGGAAATTTACTCAAAAACCGATTCAAAAGAGATAATTCGCCAATCTACTGAGCGTCAACACCTGATTTTACAAGGATCGCTTTCAACTCTCAACTCGGCGACTCATCAATGAAAGCTTTTAACCTTTTCCTTTTTTTTGCCTCGTTCTTCTGTGCTTCTGCCGTGGTCATTGCCTTTTCTGTCTGACTAAAAGTTTTTTTTAAATCAAACAATGCGTTGCTCGTCCTCTATATAACCGGCCTCCTTGATGGTCGCTGTGGAAATTCAGGGGTCTGTTTCCCTGGATTTCTGCAGGGCCATTGAGGAGGTAACAAGCGATAGCGCGTTAGTGCGTTGACCATAAACAGTTTGTCATTGGAGAAAAACATGCGTTCCCTCTTCTCTCCTTTCGTTTCTGGCTCTCGTTTCAGTCAGGATTTAACCAAAAAATTTTATTGCTGTGCCGACTGCGGTCAATATGTGTTGATGGACCGTTTATCCTCATCCTTCGGTTTATGCTCCATCTGCGAGAACAAACAGCGGCTTCGGACAAGCTCACCGCCGGTAATTCCAAATCATCACTTTTAAAGGTGTCTCTTCATGCGCTCGATTTTTACAACTCGATTAACCGGCTCGCGGCTCTGTCATGCTTTAAGCAAAAAGGTTCTCGATGTTATCAAATTTTCTGATTTGGTCATTGATTCACCAGCTGAACCTGATCCCATGCAGGGCATTCCCCTTGCGGATCACCGTTACAATCACCGGTACCCGCTTTTATTGCACAAGGACGCCCGTCTTATTCATGTTCCTGCCGCGGACTCCGGGTCTACCTCCGGAGCACAAGCCCGATTAACAAGTGCTTCTCCAGTAGTACAGGCTTCCCCCTACCGGGTTTGTCGTGGTCTTGATTTTTTGAAAGTGTCTTTTTGGCTGGATTGGGACCCGCAGATTCAAAATTTCTGCGGGATTCTCGATTTCATGAAAAAACAGGTCCAGGAAACGGAACGGGATTGCATCCCTGTGTTTAAAGAAAACGGCTTTGACTGGAACCTCTACCGCACTGGTACTTCAAAATTTGCGTTCCGGATTAAATCCGGTGATGTCACCCTGATGTTTAGCAAACGAAAATCAGATCATCAGATGCCCAACTGCCGTTTGGAAATAGGTTCACTTTCTTGCTGGTCCCCTGGGTTCTTCTCGATCTACGAGCGAGTCAATGCCTTCCTCGCCGGATATGGGGCTAAAGTAATCAAGGAACGGGTTTCCGAGGTCCACCTTGCCGCCGATTTCATCGGTACCGATATTAAGGCCGTTGATCTCTGCAATCAGGATAAATGGATTATCAAGGCCACGTCCTTCAATCCTCATGACAAAATACCTCTCTATCATGGATCGCAGGAATTAGAACCCGAAGATTTAGATTTTAACCCCCATTATACCCATCGCAGATTTACCGGCGTTGACCTGGGCAAGGGCAATTTGATGCTTCGGGTTTACGACAAGGTAACCGAACTCAAACGCTCGAAAGCGATTAACAAACAACAAGTTTTCTCCGAGATTTGGGGCGTCAAAGAATACGATGAACAGTCCGTTACCCGCGTTGAATACCAGGTGCGGCGTCCTAAACTTCGAGAATTCGCCCTCTCTGAAGAAGAGCGGATTGACACTGTATCGGACTTGCTGAACGCCTTGCGTTCCCTCTGGCAATATCTCACCACGGAATGGACCCGCCACACTCAGAACCCGGTCAACCGTAACCATAATCAATCGAAATCAAAAGTCTCTGAGTTCTGGAATAAGGTTCAGGCCGTTGTCTGGTCCGGCGTTTTCGGATACGTCCGTATGCATCCAGTCAAACACAAGGATATTAATATGCTCCGGAAACAGGCTCGGGGCTGTTTAATGTCTGTTTGCGCTTCCATGGAAGTGGAACCGGTTGACATAGATAAGATCGTTCATCTTTGTAAAGACCTGATCGAAGAAGATTTGCATCAATTCTTTGAAGATGAAGAGGCATTCAAGAATAGGATGATCACCAAACGAAACGAATTTATATCAACTTTGGCGGGGTAGTCATGATTAATAACTGTAAACAAAAATATTGGCCTGAGCAAAAACAGAAGTCTTGGTTTGTCGTTGTTGTTGATGGTTGTTCTATTGGTTTAATTGAGGAAGGAAAGTTTTTAGATAAAGAACGGAAAAGACTTTCCGGCCTTATTGGAATTTATATTCGTAAGGCGCTTCCTGCTGATTTGATAAAGTTCAATGCCAAGACAATCTTACCAAGTAAAATCTTAACTGTTATGAGTCGAGTTTATGAAAATAAGTATCTTCAAAACAACTCGGCGCGGTTTCATGGGCAGCAAGCCCCTGGGCGCTGAATACATGCCGGACGTGAACGAACGCGCTCGCCGCATGAAAGCCGCCGTCGCGATCCGCGAGCAGGGCAAGCTCATCGACAACCGGCAGTTGCGGTTACCCGGTTTTGTTTAGCAAGTTTCGGCTGTACAGGTTGAGGTACGATCTTGAATCGATTTGAAGTGTATCCTGAAATGATGACCTTGAAAGAGGTCTGTGAATATTTCCGAGTTGAAAAACGTGTCTTGCTCCGCTACGGTCTTGAGAAGATCGGGGGGGTACGCTTGGGGCCGCGTTCTTGGAGATTTCCACGAAAAGAGGTCTTAAATCATGGCGTACAAGAATTTCAACAACAACAAGGAAAAGTACCCTTGGACCGGACAGAGGGTACTCAACGGAAAGAGGCAAAGGAAAAGCTTTCTGACGAAAAAGGAAGCTCTCTTATGGGAGTCCGAACGACTTCCCGAAATTTTGTCCCAAAAGACCCGTACAATTTACTTGCTTGAATGGGCCACTGAATACCTGCGTTATGCAGAGCAGAATTTTACCCACAACACCTTTGATGAAAAACGACGCGCCTTTCGTTTGTTTTTTGCCTGCCCTGGAATTGATCCGAAAGAATCAGTCGATTTTTTAACTGCCTATCAGGTTCAAAAAGCTTTACAGGTGCAATCTATCAATCGTTCGGGGAACGCTGCCAATAAGGATAAAAAAAATTTGTCTGCCGCCTGGGCCTGGGGTGTAAAGTTTCTTCAGCTCCCAGAAATTAACCCATTTTCCAAGGTAGAAAAATTTGCTTCTGATCGGCACGAACGGTATGTACCGACTTTTGATGATTTTTTGAAAGTGTTCAATTCCGTTGTCGATGACCAGGATAAGCTCATGCTCTTTTGTTATCTTCAAACAGGTGCTCGAAGAGATGAGGTTTTTCGGCTTCTTTGGTCAGATATTGATTTCTTCGGAAAAAAGATTCGGTTGTACTGGCGAAAAAACAAGGTGGGTGAATGGCATTCTCAATGGGTCTGCGTCAAAGATGACCTGATCCAATGGCTCTTGCGTCACAAAAAAAGTATGGCACCGAAGTCGGACATTGAAAATGTTTTCGTGAGTCATCGAAAACGTTTGGCCTATGAGTATCGTCAGCACTGGTTAAAACGGGAATGCAGGAAAGCGGGTGTTAAGCCTTTCGGCTTCCACGGTATTCGGCATTTATTTGCATCGATCCTCGCGGCACAGAACGTACCCCTGGTCGAAATACAATACATGCTTCGCCATACCAGCTTGGCGACAACTCAACGTTACATTCATAGGCTGAAAAAAGAAAACCGGGAAGTGCTCGCGGCACTCCCCGGCTTAACTGATTTCGAGAAAAGTCCTTCAAAAATCCTTCAAGGCGATTCTCGAATTTTGAAACAGTCAGCAAATAGCTGATAATACTTGGTGACCCCAAGGGGACTCGAACCCCTGTTGCCGGCGTGAGAGGCCA